ATACAAAAATGACCATTTCTTGTCATCTCAGGCCAAAGAATTTTGTAAATGGCCTGCAATGATATTGACTTTTTGGCGATTTTGTGGTATAATGGTCTTACAAGTCAATGCAAATAATTTGAAGGTCAATGACAAGTAAATTGCAGATCAATATAAAGACTTGAGCGAAGCGAATTGCCGAAGCAAAGCGTAGGCAACTATAAGTGATTTGTAAGTCATTGTCAATCATTTCAATGTGCCTTCGGCACCTCGCTTCGCTCGATCACTAAATTGATTTGTATTGACTTTAATGGTATTGACAATGACTACACCGAGCGTAGGCCTGAACTATCTATCCCGTAATAGAGGGAAATTTGTAATACCCTCTTTGCCAAATACCTCATTCAACATGAGAGAAGTCGAAATTCCCGGCATTGATCTCCCAGCTGCAATAGTTCCCGATCCATATCGTGACAAACCGTTACATGGCGACAAACTTGAATTTGAGGCATTAACCGTCACATTTCTTGTAGATGAAAATCTTAAGAACTGGCTTGAGTGTTTCAATTGGCTTGTAGGTCTTGGTGCTCCAAGAGACAAAGAAGAGCAGTTCCTTACAAAGGAACATGCCGATGTAGACGCCTACATGATTGTCTATTCAAGCCACAATAACCCGATTTGTAAGATTCGTTTCATTGGATGTATTCCAACTGCACTTTCTGGAATTTTCTTTTCTGAGTCTACTCAGGAAACTGAAGTGGTTGAAGCGAATTTGACACTTGAGTACTTGAGATACGAATTTGTCCCTGTAGAGGAATGATATGACCTTCGAAGAAATCAATAAGGAATGGGCACAAGACTCTATTCTTAATCAGCTCGCACTTGACTCAGAATCGCTCAAAATACCGTCTCTTCATGCTAAGTGGTGGCGTATCATGAATGAAGAGAGAAAGGCTCTCAGAGAGCTTTCTGAGACGGCCAATGCCATGGAAAGAGTGCTTGATGACTATTACTCAAGAACTATTTCAGTTGAAGAGATGCAGAAGTACGGCTTTAAGGAATTGCCTGAGAAAAAGGTTCTCAAGCCTGATATGCCAAAGGTTATTTCAAGTCATCCTAAGATGATTGCTATAAAGCTAAGACTTGGTACTCAGAAAGATAAAGTTGAATATCTCATGGATATCATTAAGTCCATTCACAATAGATCATTTGCAATTCGAGATGCTATCGAGTTTAGAAAGTTCCAAAACGGTCAATGAAAATGGGAGCCTTAAGGCTCCCATTTTGGTACTATCTTAGAAAGCTCCTTATACTTATTAAAGAGAGCAGTGTGATCTTCCGAAGCATCCTTAGGCTGGCTTATGTCTCCATTTTTATGAATCTCGTGTACCTTTTTACCCCCATCTATAAAGGTAGTTTTTTCTCCATCTTCTATTCTTATTCTATTTGAAATCTCGTTATATGATACATGTGGTTCACGATCATTTCCTACCCATACGTGAGTACTTCCTTGTTTTGAAGACGGGCCTCCAGTAGGAGGTCTTTTCTCTTCTCCAAATTCAGAATATTTGTAATCTCCGTACTTATCAATTACAGCTGGACCTTCTGTTACTGGCCTATGATGGATTCCATTCATGACATAATATTTTTGTACATTTGAATCTAATGCTGGACCAAATTTGTAATCTCTATGCATAATACCGAATTTGTAATATGCTTTTGATTTTACACTACCGTAATTTTTTATTCTGGCTGGGTTATCCCCGTCGCGATGAATAGCTCCGTGTTTGTAATATTCTTCAACGTGTTCATTATCACTCTTTTCAATTACAGCTGGCTTATCGCCTTCTCTATGAAGTTTTCCGTCATTGTAAAAATGATACTTCGTTTCACCGAATGATTCTTTTTTGTACGCAGGTTCTCCATTTTCTCTATCATGGAGTCTTCCAAACTCATTATAGTTCTTTTCAATTTCGCCTGTCTTATGAACTCCTTTTTTCTTAGCCAAGAAAATTGGCTCGTCGTCATCATAGAGAGACTGGTTTTTCTTAAAAGTTACTGAAGTTTCACCTTTACGAAGACGAGGGTAGTTTGTATGAGACCATCTATTGACTGTATGGAGAAAATCGTCTGTAGGGTGCCCGAAATCATGTCCTGTTTCAGGAACCCAAACATCTCTATGTTCTCCAAGAGGACTTCCATCTTTGAAAGCATGATGCCTTTTCAAAAGAACTCTTGCAATTGGATTCTCGACATCATGATCTCCTTTCTTTACTAGGTATGCAATCAAAGTTCCATGACGAATGTCGTTTTGGATAGTATGATGAAATAGTCCACCTTTTCGCATTTCGTCATCGTCTATATGGCTTGTCAATTCCGGGTGCTTCATCTCAGGACCGGGAAGACGTGTGCAATGAGCGCCTACCCATTTTCTCGATGATGTCATTCTTAGAAGAGACTGAGGGTCTCTTGATATCACGACTTCATGATCTTCTGATGAACTAGAGGCCCTTTTTTTGTCATTGTTGAAAATCTTTAAAGCCGTCTGATCTTTTTCTCTTGCAAGAACTTTCGAGATAGATGATCTATCTTCTCTCTTCTCTCCATTGATATCGAATTTTTCCTTAACGGCTACGTTATTAAGATAGTCGTGAACTCTATACCCGTGCTTTAAAAGGACGTTTCTTATTTCAGGATGAATGTCTGAGTCGTCGAATTTTTTAGGATTGGTTGCCTTTTCAAGAGGTATTACGATATGATTTTCGCTTCCAAATACTCTATCGTGAGCATGATATCCTTCGTTTCCATCTCTTTTAGCACTCTCGATCCATTTGTCTCCAAGCGCCTGAGCCTCCGGATTCAAAATGCTTTCTTTAAGATATTTTTCAAATTCACTCATGATATTTCCATAACCAGTAAGCGTCTACCATATCAGTGATAGGAGACGGAATTTTCTTTTTTCTATCAAGTTCTTTTTCAAAATGTTCGAAGATATCGATACCGCAATTGTCTTTTATAAACGCTTCTGCCATATCATGCTTATCGGCATTACCGTTTCCAGTAGCAAATTTCTTTACTGTCTTCGGAGAAATTTCATTGTGCTTTAGACCGGCTACCCATATAAGATGCTTAACTAAACCAGTAGCTTCTCCTATATGAAAGACTTGTCCCTTTCCCTGCATTGCATATCCTTCTAGGTTTATAACGTTGCAGTCTTTGACAATTTTAAATGCCCATAGAGCTAACTTATAGAATCTCTCTTCAGGGGTTGACCATTCCGGATAATCGTAAAGGATAATGTTTCCTTCAGAATGATGTTTCTTAGCCTGCTTAAATGCATGGATAATCGGTTTTTCTCCGATTTTCCCTACACATATTGCAGGTGAAGTAAGTGAAAAGTCTATTCCAGCTTTCACTCTTCGTCCTCTACAATCTGATCTGAACAGAAAGGGCAGTAACGAATCTGGTGTTCGCTATAAAGTTCGGTGATTGAGAATTCACTTTCACAACTTGAGCAAGTAAAAGTTTTTTCTTCTTTTTGTTCAAACATTTGATAGCTCCTCATGTTCCTTTGCCATTTCTGTCTGGAATGCAGCTCTATCATGCATTTTTCCTGCTTTGAAAAATTCGGCAGCTTCTCGATGGAATTTAGCTTTCTCGCTATGCCAATTTTTCTTTGATACTTCTTCGTTTAAAACTTCTTCGGAGAGGATAACCTCATCTCCTTTAAAATCTGAAAACTTTTTCATTTCTTTTCTCCAATTAAACTATTAATGATACGCTCAGTATGGCCAAAAATATCGCCTTTCTTTATGGCTTCTCTAAGAATAGATTTATGTTCTTCTGGCATATCGCTTTCATGATATTTCATAGGCTCTTGAGGAATTCCGTCCTTTCTAGAATTGTAAATTATCTGACCATTTACAACATTCTTAGAAAATTTATGAGTGGTTTCCCCATCCGTCATATTTGCAAAAATAATATGGTTTCCGTCTCTAGACTTTAACTCATTTATATCTATGCCTTTCATATTATCTTCATATTCTGTATTATGTTCATTTCCATCAGAAGAACTAAAGTGTTTTAGATAACCGCTATTATATTTTGCATTCAACTCATTACCTTCGTTTGAGAATCTTCTATTAATTCGATAAGGATGGTCATCGTTTCCATCTACTCCTCTTCCGCCATCTTTCTTAGTATATTCCTCAGTAATCTCTTTCTTATCATTATCGTGTTCGATGTAAATTGCAGAAGGATGTCCACCCTCTCTATAATTTACACTGTTTTTCCACCAGACCATTCTTTGTCTTTTTCCGCCATTTTCATAACGTTGAGTTTTTATTTGAGCCGGTCCATCTTCGCGATGAAGTT